AATTAATTAAATATGATGATTGTTATATAGAATTATTGGAACTATTTCCTTGTAATAGTAAAGCAGAATTAGAAAAAAGAGAGGGAGAATTAATTAGGTCTATGGAATGTGTTAATAAAAGAATAGAGGGTAGAACTAAAAAAGAATATTATGAAGAACATAAAGAACACCTACAAGAACTAATGAAACAATATCAAATTAAAAATTATGATAAAATAAAAGAACTAACAAAACAATATAGAATTGAAAATGCTGATAAAATAAATGAAAAAAAGAAAGAAAATTGTAATTGTGAATGTGGTGGTAAATATACAAAATCTCATTTAGCAAGACATCAAAAAACAAAAAAACATATAGATTTTATAAATCAAAATATTTAGAAAAAAAATATTCTCTTAATTATATATAAGAATGTTAGACGCACAATCATTAAATAGAATGTGGGACGAATTTTCTACAGAACAAATCTCTCTACATAACAAATTAAAGAATACAGATAAAGATAATAACGACTTGAATAAAGAATTGTCTTTAGTAAATTCAATTCTAACTAATCTAATCAAACTCCGCAATCTACGAAACAAAAAATTAGATTAATAATATTTAGAATAATAATTTCTCTCATCAATATATAGATGAAACAAATGATTTACAAACCAAACTCTATGCGAGGTCATCATATCACTAATAAGATGAGTGGATGTGGTATGGGAAGTGTGCTGTTAGACCGAGGTGGGACTGGTGGAGCATCTTCTTATACATCTTTAGGTGAATATAAAAGAACTACAGGTGAAGGAATGAGAAGTATGATGAAAGTTAAACCTGCCGTTATGCCGAGAGAGTTTAGCAGAGGCAAAGGGATTGGGGGAGAGATTGAGGCGAAACTACAATCTTTACAATTAAAAGATGATAAACGCCGAAAACCCCAAAACATTAAATTTTCTCTATAATATTTAGGAAATTGAATAAATAGATTTGAATTAAATTATATTTAAAAATTTTTATCTTTTAATATAATATAATATGTCAGGAGATACGCTTACTTATGATTTAAGTCAATCCACCGAGGGTTCGGCACAAGTTTTCGTAAAAAAAGATTGGTTAAATATTTTAGATAATCAAAATGGGAATTACTCTGGAAATCAAAGTGTTTTAGATACATCGCAACTTGCGAATAGTAATAAGTATATGAATTATAGAGAAGGGTATTTTGCTGTTCCTATGGTTCTAACTGCTTCTAATAACACCGCTAATATTGCTGTTCCCCTTGTTGCTCCTGCGACAGCAGGTAGTTCAGTTGATTTAGCATTTGGACTTAAGAATTGGTGGGGACAAATTATTCATAGTTTTACTTTAGATGTTGCTGGAACTACTATTATTCAACAGACACCTCTAATAAATCTTTGGAATAACTTTAGACTAATGACGACCCTATCGTATCAAGATGTTTGGACGAGTGGTGCTGAAATGGGTTTTTATCCTGATAATGCTCTTGCTTGGGGATTTGCTGGTGGTGCGAGCGGTGGTGCTTCTACTGATGGTGTAGGTGTATGTAATAATCGCAATCTTCTATCTATTCCTGTAGTGACTGGTGTTGATAATCCTTATGAAAAAGGTAATGCTGGTCTTCTTAAAAGACAACAATATATTTCTTATGACCCTGCTGGGGTTGCTGGTGGTGTTGTTGCTGGTAGTGCTTATAGTGCTTTCCTTACTGGTGCTAATGCTTTAGCACAATATAAATCGTATATTGCGGTTAAACAAGACGCAGGAGTAGGAGTTCAGGCAGGTATTCAGTATGCTATTTTGGCGACTATTAAATTAAGACATATTCATTCATTTTTCCAAAATATTCCTCTTATGAAAGGTCTATTTATGAAGATGACTATGAACCTTAATCAGTCTTCCGTAAATGTTTCCGTTCCTGATGGTAAAGTTGCGGATACTTATGGCGGTGCGCAAGTCGCTACTATTAGTGTTAATAATGCCCTTGGTGGTGTTTCGCCAATTATGATTGCTTCTAAAACCGCTGGTAATGGTGGTGCTGTTGCTGGATTTACATTAATTAATGCTTCAGGTGCTACTCAAAGTCTTAATGTTTCTCTCGCTGTTGGTAGTAGAGCATTAATTTCCAGTCAATCCTCTTTCCAAAGCGGACTTGCTCCTTCTATTCAGTTATATATTCCTGCTTATACATTTAACCCTGTTTATGAAACGGCATATTTGAGTTCTCCTGTTAAAAAAGTTGTTTATACTGATGTCTATCAATATCAAGTCCCCCTCGTTCAAGCAGGCAAGAGTTTTAATCAACTTATTACTAATGGGATTGCTAATATCAAGTCAGTATTAGTCATTCCGCTATTAACATCTGCTTCTAATAATGGATTAGACCCTCTTCTTACTCCTTTTGATGATTGTGGTAGTTCTACTGCTCCTCTTGGTCTTCTTACTAACTTTAATGTTGTTGTAGCAGGACAAAATATGATATATAACTCCCAACGATATTCTTATGAGGCATTCCTCAATCAACTACAGGGTTGTAATGCTGTAAATGCTAATCTTACCGATGGTCTTACTTCATCTCTTATTGATAAACTTTCTTTTGAAATGAAAAACACTTATTACTATGTTGATTGCTCTCGTATGCTTCCTGTAGAGGAAAGTGTCCCCAAGTCGGTTTCTATCATCGGTCAAAACTCGTCTGCTAAAGACCTACAGTTCATAGTCTTTGTTGAGTATGGAGTTCAGGTAAGTTTGGACGTATTAAGTGGAAGTAGAGTGTAAATTTTAAAAAAAATTGATTTAAAGAAATCGTATCATAAATAATTATAATACGATTATGAAACCATACATCTATAAGATTTTTGGAAATGGAATGACTTATTACGGTAGTAGTAGAATTCCTCTATGTGAAAGAAAAACAAAACATTTATATAGTTATAATTTTTGGAAAAAAAATGGTGGTAAAAAACAAACAACCGCTATTGATATAATTAATACCTGCGATGATTGGATAATGGAAATAATTGAAGAATTAGATGAAACAACTACAGACGAGGAATTATTATTAAGAGAAAATTATTATTTATTAAATTATGAATGTGTTAATAAAAATTTAGCAATAAGAACAGAAGAAATGAAAATAGAATATAATAAAAAATATATAGAAGAGAATAAAGATATATTAAATGAAAAAAATAAAATTAAAATGAGAGAAAAAAGAGAAAATATGAATGAAGAAGAAAAAGAAGAATATAATAAAGCAAGAAGAGAAAATAGAAAAGAAGAAACAGAAGAACAAAAGGAACAAGCAAGAGAACGAGCAAGAAAACAACGAGAGAAAATAAAATTAAACGAAGATGAAGTAGAAAGAATTAGAGCATATAAAAGAGAAAAAGCAAGAGAATATAGGAAACAAGGAAAGGATACTTATTATGAAGACAATAAAGAAAAAATATTAAAAGAAAAAAGGGAAGGATATGATGATAAAAAAGAAGAAATAAATGCGAAAAGGAGAGAGGCATATAGATTGAAAAAATTAGAAAAAGAAAAACAATAATAAATAAACTATTTAGCAAAAAAAAGTGTTTGATATAATTATTAAGAATATGTCATTATAATTTATTTTATTTTCTCTCTATATTTCATAAATGGAAAGTCTAAAAATCAAAGCAAGTCCTAAACAATTAAGCAAACTCCGCAACGGACATAAAGTCCGTATTAGTAGAGATGTAGAAGGAACTGGTTTTAACCTTATTGTTAATCCTGCTAATTACAATCTTGCTACTAAAGCATTTGGTAAGGGTAAGGGTGTAATGGTTGCTCTTGATAGTGAAGAACTATCTGCTAATAGAGAAGTTGAAGGAAACGGCATTTTTAGCAAAGTTGGAAGAGCATTTAAAAAGGCAGGTAAAGCAGTTGAAAAGGGTGCTAAATTTGTTGGAAAACAGGTTGTTAAAGGTGCTAAATCTAAAATAGGTAAGCAAATTCTAAAAACAGTCGCAACGGAAGTTTTAGAGAAAGGACTGCCTATGTTGGCGGTTGGTGCTACTACCGCATTAGGACAACCTGAACTTGCTCCTGTTGTTGGACGAGTTGCTGGTTTTGCTGGAAAACAATTAAATAAAAAAGTTAGTAGTGAAATAGAAGGTATGGGTTGTTGTGGTTGTGGTTTATATGCTGGTGGTGGTCTTTATGCTGGAGCGAGAAGCACAAGAGGAGGTGGTCTTTATGCTGGAGCATCAAGAGGTGGTGGTGTAATGGGGAGAGGCAGTCTATTAAATGTTTCAAATGCTAAACTACCTCCTGCTCTTCAATCACAAAACGCATCGGCAAATTTCCATTTCTCAACTCAACTTCCACCTGCCTATGCTAATCTTAAATAAATTAAATAATTTAGCAACAAATTAATTATTAGAATTAAATTATATATTAAATAAAAAAATATTAATATATAATATACGATGCTAACTAATAGTCAAATAGAGGTTCTTGCCGATAATATGAAAATACCTTTGGAATATGTCGGTTTCAAAAGCGAACTGCCTAAAAAACTCTTACCAAATAAGGCATATATAATTAATTTAGATAATGATACAGATACAGACGGAGAATTAAATAATGGGACACACTGGACTTGTTTCCAAGTCGTTAAATATCCTAATGGTAAATTTGAACCTATTTATTTTGATAGTTATGGAGTTGCTCCGCCTGAAATAGTTTCAAAAAGATTGAGAGATAATTTTGGAATTAAATATGTTCCTTATAATACCAAAAATATTCAAAGTTTAATGTCTAATGCTTGTGGATATTACTGTTTGGCGTTTTTACATTTTATTAATCATTCTCCTTATAGAACTCAATCACTCTACCAAAATGTAGAAACGTTTTTAGATATGTATAATGATTTAGCACTTACTAACGATTTCAAGGCAAATGAATATGTGCTTAAACATTTTTTCTTATTTAAAAATAAAAAAAATAAACCTGTAGATGTGCTAACCGACCAAGACCAAATTATGAATAGTGTAAATAGTAATGGAACTTTTGGAGGTATTAACGAAAGCGATATG